ACTCTCTCGCCCAAGGCGTTAAATGGTTTACAGATGCCCTCGCAATATCCGCTCAACAACAGATAAAAGACAGACGAAAAGAAGAATGGTTAGACCATCTAGAGGCTTGGATGGATGATCCTCAAGCTGAAGCTAACCATATGGTGTTGGGGTTGGATTTAGACCAACGTAAAGAGGCTAGAGGATTGGCTAGAAATGACAATATGACTTGGATGTAGAGATACCCCACCATAATACACGGGGAAGTGGTGCTCCTCGTGGGTGGAAACAGCGGTCAAGAGGGGAAGATGATTTCATCACTCCCCCTCTACTATACGAGTTACCCGCTCGTACTGTATATAACCACCTACTACTAACACTATAGCACCTACGTACAGTACGACCATGACAATACAACAGTTGTGGGGCAGGATTAAGAAGAGTAGATGGTATAAAAGATTTAGATTAGCACTAAAACTACAACGCTGGCCTCTCCTGACCTTAGCCCAAATGAAGCTTGAGCTGCAAAGACAGCACCTCAACAGAATGTTTAACAAGAAATAGGTCTAAAATTTTGACAAAATTGTTTGTGGGGTATTATAACGCACGTTACTGGTCGTTACCCCCGCAAGGCCCAGGTCACGGTTTGCTGACAATAGGTATTTATACTCTTGACAGAATCAATTTTTTATGCTGCCTCGCGGGGTACGGTTATCAACACTTGAATGAAAACGATTATCATTATCATTTACCAGGATTCGCGGGGTTATTGAGAATGGTTATCAATAAGCGAGCATCTGTAACAATACTATACAAATGTACGGTTAGCCCCACTATACAGAAATATGTGCAGTCTGAAACATCTTAAATAAGTCTTATATAGTGTGTTGTGGTTTGAATATATTTATATTGCACCATATATAAGGGTTGTTTAGGTGGGATATATGGGTTTTAAAACGTGTCGAAACAATATCCACAATTAAATCAAAATAACGTTAATAAATCGCATCGAGGTCGACCAGGTGAAAGGTCAGTTTTCGCAATAAGAGAGGGTTTATTGAGAATCAATAAGGGTCGAGTTATTGAGAAACGAAAATGGTTATCGTTTTCATTCTCATCATTCTTAGGTCAATCTCAAAAGTAGAACCCAGTCCACCACTATCCCCAATACGCTGATCGCAAAGGGACTCTATATATATAAAAAATGGAAATGTGTTGAATCGCTGACAGTTACCAGGATGCACGTTGACAGGTTTAAAAAGATTTGTCAGTATGGGTACATCAATCAAACAGATGCCTATTGAACACACACACAATTAGTCAAGCCGAGGGGGGCGGAAATTTACACTGATACGCAAAGCGAGGTGTAACGGGTGGGCTGGATAGACCGTTAAAAGCAGAAAAGGATTTAGTAAATCAATTTTATTTACCAAGTCTATAGCAAGCCAACTTGCCACGTTACGTGATAAAATACCTTTATAGACTTTTCATGCGGTAGGTCGTCCAACTATCACTGCAACCGATTACTAACGAATTGTTGACGCTGAGTAATTCTACTCTTACTTGTCTCCTTACCTAACCAGTACAATAGTCAAATAGTGCAAGTTCAATTCTTGCATACCGCAACCACCTAACCAAATCTAATTGTGACCTATTCCCAACTATCACACAATGCACGTGAGATTGTTGCCAAGTTTACGCTTGCCACGTCTCAAGAGGTGCAGCTAGGTTGTGACTGGTATCCGTCCGCTCTCAAGATTGCTGCACGCATTGGCGAGACGTATGGCTTATCAGCAGAGACCGTAGCGGGTGTTATAGCTGCCCTGTCGCCAAATAATCGCTGGGAGCGTAACATCATAGATGCTGAGAACATCATCAAATGCTGGCGTGCTGGCGGTACTCGCTCTGACCTACTAGCCGTAAAAGTATGTACCTATGGCAAAATGAAAGAGAAAGCTGTAGACATACTGCTCACTCGTATACCTATTGCCACTATCCTCAAGGGCAAAAAGATTGTCGAGTTTTTCAACTGCATCACCAACCCAGCACTCAATGACGTGTGCATTGACGGGCATGCCTACTCCGTATGGTTCGGGCAACGCTTGACTATGAAAGAAGTGCCAGCTATTGGCGTAAAGCTGCGTGCACAAATCAAGACTGATTATCGTGACGCGACTGCCTTTATCAATGAGGAGCTAGGCGAGCACTACTCCGCTGCATCCATCCAAGCCATCACTTGGGTTACTCACAAACGCATCCACAATGTCTAAACAACTCACACTCATGCCCATGCTTGACGGTCATGCTACCATCAGCAAGGACGCTCTTACCGACCCAGTTCTCTTATCCGTACTCACTGACATCCATGACAGAAACTACCAATTCCCAAGCCAAGAAGTCGAACGCTGGTACTTCGACACAGTCAAAGGACTCTCACGTACTCCCAGAAGATATAGCTAAGGCTATTGCTTACCTAGAGTACCGCAGACTACGCCACAAACACCCACACGTATGAGAGTTCTAGACCTATTCTCTGGCATTGGTGGCTTTGCCTATGCTGGACACCTCCTCGGTGGTTTCACTACCCTCGACTTCGTAGAGATTGACCCATACTGTCAAAAGATTCTACGCAAAAACTTCCCTAACGTACCTATCCATGACGACATCACAACCTTCGACACCTCCTTCAGATTCGGTGAGTACGACCTCATCACAGCTGGTTTCCCATGCCAAGACCTCAGCTCGGCAGGCAAGCAAGCTGGACTGGGAGCTGGCACTCGCAGTGGCTTGTTCTACAGGGTTATGCAGATCGCTCGGCAAGTTCGACCTAAGTTCATCCTGCTCGAAAATGTTGCAAATACCATCAGCCACAACAAAGGGCAAACCTTCCAACAAATACTCCACGAAATTGCCCAAAGCGGGTATAATGCTGAGTGGGGCATTGTATCAGCTGCAGACGTGGGAGCCTGTCACCTCCGCAAACGCATCTGGATTATTGCCTACGCCAACGACCCAAGATACTATCGCACATCCAAATGCCAAGCTGACAGCAAATGGACGGAGACTATCGCAGAAAGGTACAAGTCACAGCCTCAACCTACAAGACAAGCTAACTCTACTACCTACACCCAGAGCATCGGAGTGGAAGGGGATAGGAGTAAAGGGCAGTCGCAGCAGCTTACGTTGGGCAGAGCAGGGCTACTTGACTGGAGTGATACAGGAATCCGACTCAGTCCCGACTGGCGAACCTATGCATCTCAACCCATGCTTCGTAGAGGAGATGATGGGCTATCCCGTAGGGTGGACAGACTTAAATGCCTAGGTAACACCATATGTCCGCAAACCGCAACAATTCCACTCAATCGTGTCAAACAACTTGACGCTCTCCTCCAGCATAGCTAATATGTTGGATGAGGGTCTCACCCTCTGTTGTTCACCACTTTCATCACCATGAAACCAAAGTCACGTACTTCCACATGCGTCAAAACTATTGACGTATCTCCACTCACTGGCACAGCCATCGTTGAGTTCTTGACTGGTACACGCTACGAGTACAACAATGTATCTCGCAAAGCTATTGCCAATCTACTTGCACAGCCTAACATGAGCCTTGGCTTCTGGGTCAACGCCAACTGTAAGGCTAAAGGTGTCAAGTGCAGAGAGATCACACCTGCATCTTTCTACAAACACAAACTTGCAAAGGTCAGACTTGTGCAAGAACCTGTACTTCCTCAAATCTAATGCCAACAATGACTGTTACTTTTGATCGCAGTGTAGCCTCCTCTATTTTGGAGGCTGGCTACTCATACACACCATCTGGTAATTCCACTATCGCTGTGGATTTTGATTCAGACCGAGACATCTATGATGCACTCGCTGATGCTGGACTTGACCATCTAGCTGATTCCGTGATCTACACCAATTACTATGAAATTAATTGAACATGAGATCCAAGAAGCCTACAAATCAGGACAGGCTAAACAGTGCAAAGAGTGTGGAGAACTTAAACTTCTCAAGGACTTCCCGCTCTTCAGTACTGTGGGAGCAGGTCGTAAGAATACTTGCAAACATTGCTCCAACCACCAAGCAACGGTCAGACGTAGACTGAGACGGCAGCATCCTGTACCTGCCCCAGGCGACTGCCCAGCATGCGGTAGGCATACTGCTAACTGGGTTCTTGACCACGATCATAAAACTGACAGATTCAGAGGCTACATCTGCGACTCCTGCAACGTAGCTTTTGGTAAGTTTAATGATGACCCTTCCACAATGCAACGCTCACTTATCTGGCTTCAATCACATGGCTAAAATCATCGACCACCCAACTATGTATCATTCAGTCCCAGATGATACAGACGAAAAGCAGTACATCAAAACTTTTGACTGCTGTGATGACCCGATTGTATTTACAATTACACGGAACAGTTATTACACAGAAAAAAATATGATATGTGGGGTGTTTGACCACATTGACTCTGCGATGTGTCGATTGAAACGTCTTTTGGAACAAAATCCAAGAGATGGAGAAAAATTGACCATCGAAGCACACAACCTACGTAGCATAGAACAAGAGGAGGATTTAGATTGAGCACACCACACGCACAAGAACGCCTAGAATCTATCTTCGAGGAGGTCAAAGCTGCTTTCCCTTACTACGATGAGGAGAAGCAAGCTGAGATTGCCATGAAGAGATTTGAGGACGAGCTTATATGAAAGCATGCCTAATTATGCTTGCCATCTCATTGTCCATGCAGAGCTGCCAATACGTAGTTTACATGCATAACAAGGACAACCCACCAACTAAATCAATACGAATCTGGTAACATGAGAAAAGACCCATTTGAAAACCGAATACGAGAGCTAAACAAGTGGCACGCCACAGACGAACTCACTCAAGTCACGTTTGATATGGGTCACGAGGCAGCTCTCAGCTGGGATCTACCAGCAGCTTATGTATGTGTCGTCCGAGCTGTAAAGCAAGATGGCACAATACAAGAAAAGGCATACCGCCAATCAAACGCTGCAAAGCGTTTTATGAAAGGCTTGCTGATGAATGATGATGACTACATTGTCATGACCAGCAATGCTGTAATGGACACCCAAACCGAAATCCCATGAACCCATGTGACCTATCCGAGATCCTTGACAGACTCGGCTACTACATCAACGATGATACGGGCGAGGTGATGCTAGAAATAGACCCCTGTGGCCCACCCATCATTGACAACCTATTGGTCATGCTTGCTGCTCAAGGCAAGTTAATTACCAAACGCAATCCAGAATACGAGATAGGTTTCTACTTGCCAAACTGGAGTTGCTTCAATAGTATGGAGGAGTACTGTAAAGTATTTCCCTATGAACAACAATGTAAATGCTATGATGTCTAACTTGACACAACGACAAATCGACCACCTCGATGATTACGAATACTCCCTCTTTCTAGCTTATGGTGACGCATACAAACCTACAAAGACAGTTCCTGCTGGAACAGGAAGCGATCAGCTGTGGGAGGCAAAGACTGCACGACTCCATACAGAAATTAGAGGAGAAATCCTACGCTTCCGCAAGCGTTTATGGGGTGTCATCAATCAGAGAGGCTTTACCCTATCTAATCAAGACCGTTGAAGATACCTTCCACAGGCTTGGTAATGGACAGGCTGGTAAGTTTTACCGAGAGATCTCTCTTTACCTTGATGAGCTTGAACCGTTGGCTATCTCAACTATCCTGCTCAAAATAACATTTGACAGAGTATTTAGTACCAAACGACAAACCAATCTTATTGTCCCAACCATGACTGCCCTTGGCTCTGCTCTTGAGTCAGAGTGTAAGTTCCGTTGGTATAAGAAGCATCATCCGGGATTGATGAACTACATTAGCACCAGATACTTTCACGAATCTTGTGGCACAATGCAGAAACAAGTCATCGCCAGCAAAAAGTTTGGTGAACATGACATACGTTGGAAAGCATGGAGCACCAAGACAAAGGTATCACTTGGACGTTGGGGGCTGACTGCTGTAATGGATTCCACACACTGGTTTACCATCAGCAAGCGTAAGACCCACCGCAAACGCTATGAATACAGAGTTGTACCCACTCCTGAGTTTGAATCAAAACGCAACGACCTCATCAAAACTGCTGAATTATTTGCTGGTATACCTTGGCCAATGCTGGTACATCCAGATGACTGGGGCTACGGTGATGAAGGTGAAATCATTTATGGTGGATACCTGACAAATCGTATGATGAAAGGCCATGATCTTACTAGGAAGGGCAACCCCTTCATAAAACACGGGAAAGCACCGATTGACTTTCTAAACAAGTTACAGCGGGTGCAATACTGTGTAAATCGTCATGTACTGCAAGTGGCAGATGAGATGAGGAGTAGAGGTAGAGTAATAGGTAAATTTATACCTATATCTCCAGCCTACAAACCACCACGTCCTGCTAATGCAGACGATAATCCTGAGTCTAATCTAGCTTGGAGACGAGCAATGGCAGAGTCTCACAACGCTGACCGTCTTAACTTCAAGAGATCAGTCAGGACACGTACACAATTAGAGGCAGCTGAGAAATTTAAAGATGAAAAATTCTATCTTTGTTGGTCTTACGACTACAGGGGCAGAGCATACCCCATCCCAGCGTTCCTCACACCTCAAGATACAGACTTTGGTAAAGCACTTATCAGATTTGCTGATGAGTCTAGTGTGACAGATGAAGCCGAGCTTTGGTTATCTTTTCAAGTAGCCACAAGTTTTGGTCTTGATAAAGCAACACTAGAGGACAGACATCAATGGGTGTCTGAAAACCATGAACTAATTACTAAAGTTGCTACCGACCCCGTAAGATACTTGTCTGATTGGGAAGAGGTAGACGAACCTTGGCAGTTTATGGCTGCATGCCACGAATACTACCACTGCTGTATCAAAAAAGATAAATTAACTACAGGTCTTATGGTCGCAGTCGATGCAACATGCTCAGGTCTACAGATCTTAGCAGGACTAGCCAAAGACCGTAGCACTGCAGAACTTGTAAATGTTGTACCTAGTGACAAACCTAGTGACGCATACAAGGCGGTGGCAGATAAGGCTAAAGAGTTTCTCCCAAGTTACATGCACCCTTGGATGACCAGATCCGTGTGCAAACGCACGGTGATGACCATACCATACAACGCTACGAAAGATAGCAGTCGCAAGTACATACGTGAGGCATTACTAGAAAACAACATAGACCCCACCAAAGATGAACTGACACAAGTTGTCAATGCAGTCTACAATTCAATGGACAGCATCGTTCCGGGGCCGATGAAAGTAATGCGATGGATAAAGAAGCATGTCGGACTTTACATCAGAAATGGTGCTAAGGAAGTTCAGTGGGTCACACCATCAGGTTTTATTGTCAATCAAAGACGAGACGACATTGAAACACAACAGATGGAGCTGCAGCTACTAGGCAGGACACAGGTTAGAATACCTACAGGTAGATCTACACCCAGCCCTAACAAGCATAAGTCTAGCACTGCCCCTAATTATATACATTCATTCGATGCTTCGATTCTTCACAGATCATTCATGCAATTTGATGAACCATTTACAGTTATCCACGATTCTGTTCTTTGCAGAGCAGGAGACATGGGAACACTCAATCGCCTTGTGCGAGAAACCTACACCAATATCTTTTCCGAAGAATGTTGGCTCTCAAAATTTGCAGAGACCATCAACGCTTCAGAACCGCCACCAATCGTTGGGACACTAGATCCAAAAGTTGTCTCAAATTCCACCTATTTTTTCTGTTAATTATGCACACCTACGTAACTCCCCAACCTGTAACACTTGATGGCTTTCAAGCTATACTAAAAGCAGGTGAGTGGGGCTACAAACTTTCTGCTCTAGTCAAAGGTGATCTCATCAAAGATCTAGAGGAAGAGCGTGAGTCAGCCCTAGAATGGGCTAGAAGCAAGGCTAAGAACCCTAAAAGGGTCACAGTAAAGCCTGAGCCTTGGGAAGAGCTTGACAATGAGCAAGGTACTTACCACATACGTTTCAGTTGGAGAGACGGAGATAAGTTCTTTCCTGTCGTAGTAGACACAGAAGGAACAGCCATTGAAGATAAGGACACACCAATCTACAGTGGTAGTAAAGTTAAACTAGCTTTCTTCCAAAAGCCATACGTCCTACCAAGCGGTGACATCGGTACATCATTGAAACTAAAAGCAGTACAAGTTGTTAGTCTTAACAGCGGAGCTGGTGTAGTGGACAATGGTGACATGACAGCCGAGGACGCAGCAGAACTATTTGGTTCTACAAAAGGATTCAAGGTCGAAGATCCTGCAGTTGATGCAGCCCCCTGCTCAGTTGAAGAGGACGACTTCTAATGCGTAGTCACTTGGAAGAACAAGTGGCTGACTTGCTCGATGAGATGGACATAGAGTATCAGTATGAATCTGAAAAGATACCATACATGATCGAGGCCAACTATATCCCTGATTTCAAAGTTGGGGATATATACTTCGAGACTAAAGGATACTTTCCCCCAGATCAGAGGCGTAAGATGAAAGCAGTCAAGGAAGCTAACCCTGATCTTGACATACGTATTATCTTTCAATCTCCTCACAATAAAATAAACAAGCGTTCTAAAACTACCTACTCTATGTGGGCTGAAAAGAACGGTTTTCCTTGGTGTGCCTATTATGCAATCCCAGTTGACTGGCTCAGATGAATCAACCTTCCTATATCACACCAGCTGTCCTGAGTGTGGTTCGTCAGATGGCAATTCCGTGTATTCTGATGGACATGCTTATTGTTTTGTATGCAACCATTATAGCAATGGAGGACATGACGATAGTGGCAAACAAAAAAAGACCGCAATGCTCAAAGGTAATCCTGTTAAACTAAAGAAAAGAGGCTTGTCTGAAGAGACTTGCCGTAAATATCGCA